CCCTACTCGAAAGAGGATTCGTAACATGAGCGATGAAATCATGGCAGACGCGGTAACTGAAGCCGCAGTGGAAACACCAGAAGTTCAGGACTTAAAGACGTTCACGCAAGAAGAGTTAGACCGTATAGTGGCTGACCGTGTTGCTCGCACAAAGCGACAGTACGAGAAGAAGCTAGATGGTATCGACCTCGACGAAGCTAAGTCACTTCTACAACGACAGCAAGAGGCTGAAATTGAGAAGCAGAAAGAGCGGGGAGAGTTCGAGTCGATTCTAAAGCAGACCGTCGAAAAGAAAGACTTAGAAATCAGGACTTACAAGCAACGCCTTGAAACGCAGTTAGTTGATGGGGCATTACTGTCAGCGGCAAGCCGAAACAATGCAGTCTCGGCAGAGCAAGTCAGTCAGTTGCTACGTGGCTCGGTTCGGCTGTCTGAAGACGGCACCGCAGAGGTTTACGATGCGAACGGAACGCCACGATACAACGACAAGGGCGATGCTCTTACTGTTGACGAGTTGGTCGGTGATTTCTTGTCAGCTAACCCGCACTTCGTAAAGGCGTCATCTGGTGGCGCTGGCTCGCAGACTGCGGTAGGTGGTTCCACGTCGAAACCTATGTCGGCGGTAGATATGGAAGCTAACTGGAACAACGGTGGCAAAGAGGCTTACCGTGCAATGATGTTAGCTAAGAAATAAACCGCTTACTTAGGAGACTTTAATCATGGCGGCAACTACTAGTTCAACTCTCGACGACCTGTTTGCAAACATCATCATGCAGGCACGTTTCACAGCCGAGGAGAATTCTCTCATGGCTGGCCTCATCACTCGCTACGACATCGGCAACGTAGCTGGTACAACTATTCAGGTACCAAAGTACCCAGCAGTCACTGCGGCTGACCTGACTGAAGGCACTGATATGTCTTCAAGCACTGTCAGCACGTCTGGTGTCACTGTTACTGTCGGCGAAGTTGGTGCGCAAGTATTGCTCACTGACATGGCGGCAATGGGCGCTGGCAACCCTGCACAGGAGCTTGGCACCGTACTCGGTAACTCTATCGCTACTAAGATGGACAAGGACATCATCGCTTTGTTTGATGGTTTCTCAACGTCTATCGGCGCGGCGGGTCAGGAGATTACTGTTGCTGACCTGTTTAAGGCGGCGGCAACTCTGCGCAACGCTAAGGCCACTGGCCCTGTCTACGCAGTTGTTCACCCATTCCACGCGTATCAGTTGTCAGCGAACCTGACTAACACCTTCGCTAACCCCAACGGTGGCGACCTACAGAACGAAGCAATGCGCAACGGCTTTGTAGGCTCTATCGGTGGAATCGAAGTGTACCAGTCAGCAAACATCACACCTGACGGCTCAGACGATGCCAAGGGCTGTGTGTTTACTCGTGAGGCAATGTGCATCGCTATGAAGCGTGACTTCAACCTTGAGACTGAGCGTGATGCGTCTAACCGTGCATTCGAGCTTAACGCTACTGCCGTATACGGTGTTGGCGAGCTTGATGACAGCTACGGTGTTGAGATGCTGTTTGACGCGGCACTCTAAGATGTATGCGGCCCTTCGGGGCCGCTTTACTCTGAGGTTTGTATGGCAGTTAATTATCGCGGTGAACGGTTTGAGGACTACAACGTGGCAAAGCGAACGCCACGGCATCCCAACAAGTCACATGCGGTATTGGCTCGCTACAAAGGCGTTATTAAGCTAGTTAGGTTCGGCGCTCAAGGCGCAAAAAGCTACCCACCACGAGACGGTGAGTCAGCCCGCGACAAAGCAATGCGAGCGGCTTGGTACGCAAGACACGAGAAAAACCTACGCAATGCAACACCGCTTGACCCTGTGTACTGGGCGGCAAAAGTAAAATGGTGACGACATGGCATTTAGTGAAGACAGCAATCTAGTAGAGTTAGTGCCAGACATTTTAGACTTTGGCATCACGTCATTCAGCGATGAGCATGCTAGAGCGCAGGCTGATATCGAGCGTGAGATTCGTAATCGCTGGTGGCACCGCAAGGGTATCGCTGGTGAAATGGAGTCTGCCTACCTGACTAACAGTCAATGGACTCGTGCCAACTCTTATCTTGTATTGTGGAAGTACGCATTACCTCAACTTACTAACTGGGTTGATGACGACCGCTTCCTGCAGATGATTGACTTTTACAAGGCGCGTTACGGCGAGGAGCTAGACGCAGTATTCCAAGATGGTGTTGAGTACGACGCCGATAACGACGGCACCGTCACGGACAAAGAAAAAGAGCCTGTCGCCCTTAATCGCCTAGACCGATGATTACTGTAAGCATAGACACAAAGCCTCGTGACCTCCGCAAGATGGTGGAGAAGCTGGGTCGCACGTTTACTAAGAACCATAAGCGAGCGATGCGCAGAGCGGCGGCAGAAGGCTTGAACCGCATACAGAAGCGTACCAGTCTTGGGTTAGACATACACGAGCAACCGTTTCGCCCGTACTCAGAATCTTACAAGGGCTTTCGTAAGAGCAAAGGCAGACAGGTCGATAAGGTTAAGCTGATATTTACAGGTCGAATGCGTAAGTCGATGCAGTCAGGCTTGCGTGGTCAAGATGGCTTGATTTACTTTGATAGCAGAGCAGAGTCTAAGAAGGCGGCAATGAATAACCGCAAGCGGCCATTCTTCGGACTTAACAAGAGCGACACACGCGCTATCCGTGATGTTTACTTTAAAGGGCTTAAACTATGAGCGTGAGAGAAAACATAGCCGCCAATATTGTGACGGCACTGTCAGCTATCTCTACGCCTAACGTCAAAAAGGTGACGCGTGAGCCGTTTGATTTCGACAAGCTGTCTAACGCACAGTTTCCCGCGATACTTGTACGCACAGCGAATGAGACGCGTGAGGATGCGAGCATGGGCGGAAGTGCCACCAGTCGGCATGGCACTATCGACTATGAACTGATTTGCTTTGTTAAGCACAAGAACATCGACACAGCCCGCAATCAAATCGCGGAGGCTATCGACGAAAAACTCGACGAGGATAGGACGCGTGGCGGTCACGCTATAGATACGCAGGTTATTAGCGTTGAGGTGGATGATGGTACAATAGACCCCATTGGCGGCGTTATCGTTACCGTTCAGATTCTTTATTCATACACACGCGGCGACGCGTAAAGGAGAAAATTCATGGCTACACATAAAGGCTCAAGCGGTTCAGTAAAAGTTGCCGCTAGTGGTGGAACAGAGACAGCAGTTGGTGAGGTTCGCTCGTACTCTATTGATGAGACGGCTGACACTATTGAGGACACTGTAATGGGTGACTCAGTTAAGTCATACCTGTCTAGCCTAACCGATGCCACTTTGACTATCGACGCATTGTGGGATGACTCAGACGCACAGCACTTGGTGCTTGATTCTGGCGCGGCTATCGACTGGGAAATTCACCCTACTGGCACAGGTACGGGCGAGAAGTATTACGGCGGTGCTGGCATTGTGACTGCTAAGACTATCTCTGCATCGTATGACGGTCTAGTAGAGGCGTCATTCTCTGTGCAGGTATCAGGTGCAATCACAGAAGCGACTAACTAATGGGACTCGCTAAAGAGTTACGTGCGCGACGTAAGCAGTCTCGCCGTAAAATCGACGTAGTGGAGTGGGCAGACGATGAGGGGCCATTCAGCCTTTATTGTCGTCCGCTCACCTGCTACGACCTCAACGAGTTACAGAAGCGTCATCCGCAGGTAATGCAGAACCCTAGCATCGCCGCGATGGTTGACTTGATTGTTATGAAGGCAGAAAGCAAGGACGGCGATAAGCTGTTTACTTCTGCTGAGGACAAGCTGGATTTAATGGGGGAAGAGACAACGGTTGTCTCGGGTATTGCCAATGAGATGTTTGGTACTATCGAGTCGATTGAGGATGTCGAAAAAAACTGAGGAGCGGTCAGTCTAGGTTAAATCTCATTGCACTAGCTGACCGCCTACATAAGACTATCGAAGAAGTAGAGCAGATATCGGTTACTGAGTTTCATGAGTGGCTCGCTTACTTCAAAATCATGAGCGAGTCGAAAGATGGCAACTGAGTCTGTAAGCATTGTAATCAAAGCGTTTGACCAAACGCAGAAAGCCTTGCGCGGAATCAAAGCCGCCTTTGGCAAACTCTCCAAAGTATTCTTCAACTTTAAGACTGCGCTAGTTGGTGTTGCTGGCGCGGCGGGTATCGGCTTACTCATCCGAAACTCCTTAATTGCTACCGACGCCCTTGCTAAGACAGCATCGAAAATAGGAACGACGACCGAAGCCTTAAGTGCCTTGCAGTACGCAGGGAAACTAACAGGCGTTGAAGTCAACACGATGAACATGGCGCTTCAGCGATTCACACGTCGAGCGTCAGAGGCGGCTGTCGGTACTGGTGAGGCTAAGGGTGCAATCCGTGAGCTAGGCATTGACGCCCGCGCCCTTGTTCGACTGCCACTTGATGAGCGCATGTTGGTGCTTGCTGATGCTTTTGCTGACGTAGAAAGTGAATCTGACCGACTACGTTTAGCCTTCAAGCTGTTTGATTCTGAGGGTGCGGCGCTTGTTAATACGTTAGGGCAAGGTCGTCAGGGCTTGGCTGACATGCTCGGTGAATCGCGTCGGCTTGGTGTCGTTATGTCATCTAATGCCGCAAAGGGTGTTGAAGATGCGAACGATGCGCTAACACGGTTGCAGTCATTATTCGGCGGGGTAATTAAACAGGTCACAGCGGCTCTTGCGCCAGTTATTGGGGCATTCGCTGACTTAATGACAGAAAAACTTGCCTCTGCTTTTGATGAAACAAAAGGCGGGGTTCAAGAGTTTGCCAAGGCGTTGGCAATCGAAGCTGTTAATGCTGTGATAAAGGCTGTTAAAGGATTTCAGGCGCTAACTAATGGCCTAATTTCTACTGTAAATGAAATCATAAAAGCTAGAGACGCTGTACGCGCTTTTTTTGGCGGAGATGAAACTGCACAGCAATTAGAAACGCAGATAGCGGACGTTACAGCCGAAGTAGAAAGGCTTCAAGCAAAAGTGAAAGGCAAAGAAACTTTTCGAAGTATGGAGGCGGACGTTACGAGGTTAAGGAGCCTAGAGCGTCAGCTAGTACGCTTACAAGAAGCGCAGGCCAAACTACAAGAAAGTGGTGACACTGGCCTAATCGACCCAGTTTCATTTCAAGGCTTAATAGACACCATACAAGGGGTAATACCTACAATAGAGGGCGTTACCGACGCAGTAGATAACCTAGCTGACTCTACGGGCGAAAGGATACCGACTGCCTTTGAGACTTTCATGGCAAACCTACAGCGCACTAGAGAGCTTGCGGGAGAGCTACAACCACAGCTTGAGAAGCTGGGCGACCAAGCAATTACGGGTCTAGGTAGGTCATTTACAGCGGCTATAACAGGCGCACAAAAGTTTAGCGATGCTATAAAGTCTATGGCTAAGTCGGTCATCGACAGCCTCATTCAAATGCTGATTCAAAAGTACATTGTTGACGCGGCTTTCGGCGCAATCGTTAAAATGATTGACCCAAGTCAGGATGCATCACGTATGGGCGGCGACGGTTTTGGCCCGCCAGCACCAAGGGCGTTAGGCGGCCCAGTTACAGGTAATAGGCCTTACCTAGTCGGTGAGAATGGCCCCGAGCTTATGGTGCCAGCAGGTAACGGTACAGTCGTACCTAACAACGCGCTAGGCGGTGGCGGTGTAACAGTAGTACAGAACATCAACGTGACCACAGGCGTACAGCAAACCGTACGTGCTGAGATTGCTAACCTACTGCCACAGATTAGCAACGCGGCCAAGTCAGCAGTCGCTGATGCTAGAATGCGAGGCGGTTCATTCAGCAGAGCAATGGGGACGGCGTAATGGCGGCATTTCCTAATGTAGGCATACAAAGCATGACGATGCGGCTTCGGTCGGCGACGTCAATAAGTACCTCACCGTTTACCTATGACCAACAGACTTATCAGCATCAGGGTGTTAGGTGGGAAGCAGAGGTCACATTGCCACCACTTAAGCGCAGTGACGCAAAGCAGGTGGAGGGTTTCTTTGCCGCTCTACGAGGTCAGGCAAATACCTTTACCCTTGGCAACCCCTTACACAATACGACCGCTACAGGGACGATTACGGCAGGCACAAAGGGTGCTACGACCGTGACGGGTACAACGACAGGTGCAGTTGCTGGTGATTACTTTGAAATAGGTGGTGCTTTGTACATTGTGACCGACACAGCGGCATCGAGCATTGATATAATGCCACCGCTCCGCACTGCTATATCTACATCAACCACTTTGGACTTTACTCTGCCCGTAGGCACATGGCGACTAGCTAGTAATGAGATTGCATGGAACATCAATCAGGCTAGTTTGTACGGTTTCACTTTTGCTTGCGTTGAGGCTATATGAGCAGGTCATTAACCACGGGGATGCAGTCGGCAGTTATCGCCGACCTTGTACGCCCTATAACTCTAGTACAGTGTGCATTCGACTCAGGGAATCTTAACCTCTGGAGCGGCATTGGCGACCTTACAGTAGACAGCGTTGATTACGTTGGTGCGGGTTCGCTACTTAGCATTGGCGAGATTGCAGAGACATCAGAGCTATCAGCTAACGGCATTACCGTCACCCTCTCAGGCGTCACAAGCCCTTTACTTTCAAAAGCCCGTGACGAGGACTATCAGGGACGTGAGCTAAAAGTATTGCTTGGCGCTATGGATGCGGCCAATGGTGTTATTTCTGACCCTGTTGTCGTGTTTAGCGGCTTCATGGATACGATGGTCATTAACGATGGTGGCGAGACAGCGACCATACAGGTCACAGTTGAAAACCGCTTGATTGAGTTTGAGCGCACTCGCGTAAGACGCTACACAGCCGAGGACCAAAAAATTGATTACCCGAATGATAAAGGTCTTGAGTTTGTTGCTGAGATGGCTGAAAAGGAGATTGTTTGGGGTCGTAGTCAAGTAAG